CGACGTGTATCCGCCCTCTTCTAATTCAAATCCGCCATCGCACAGTATGTAACACGACACGTACTTCATCCCGCGAAAATCTAAACGGTTGGGGTCATACCCCTGTTTTCTTGGATAAACCGCGTGAATAACGTCATACTCTCTCTGTTCGTTTTTCTCTTCTCGTACTTTTTCCGGTACAGTCTTGAACCGCTGCAACAGCTGAGCTTTCGTCATTTTAAACTTACGATACGCCTCGTCTACAACGCCCTGATGATTTTCACAAAACGAAACCTCAGACAAATGTATGTTTTTATACCTTAAACCAACAGAGCCACGCAGCTCGTCGGTAAATAAACACGATGTTCCATACGCGCCCAACGACAGGAAATCCTTCTGATTCTGAGCTGAGAAATTCGCCACAGGTGAGTATCGATATCTGAACAACAGGTTATTCACCTCTTCAAAATACAGCCTCACGTTTTTCGACTTCATCAAATACGGAGACGACGCCGACAACCTGTGCCATGTCTGGTTTCTCGGAGTCAGCAAACTATCTAGAATCGCGCCAAACCGTGACAGCGCAATCGACGCCGTAGAGTCAAACATCAACTCAGTATTTTTCGCACCCTTTGTTCGATCTCCACGGAACAATCCGCTCGACGCAGGGTCAATTCTTTCTGCAATCTCCTGCCACTGATTTTCAAAATTTATACGATCTGACATCAGATCATCGACTTTTTTTACTATATTATCGTACTTGCCCTGCTCTACCTTACCAGCCTGTCCAGTTTTATTTTCCATTATTTACCCATCAGGCTAGGTGAAGACAGGTTCAACAAACTTGACGCAATACCTCGCCGTCCGCCAATCGTTCTAAACGTGCCAGACCGACCAATCGTTTTCGGAGTTATCATTTCAGCAGATTTCGACGCATCTTCCATCGTCGGTGGCGCAGGGATTTTCGCAGCTTCAGGTGGCTTCCCGCCCATCGCGCCGCCAATCGTCATCGCAGCCAGAGAATCAACAACAGGCTTTCCGGCCACAGCCGACGCCCCAGTAATCGCAAACATTGGATTTATCGCAGATAACGCAGAACCGCCGCTCATCAGGCCTCCCGTCATCTCACTCTCTCAGACAATATATCCCTTAAATTCTTACACTACCACATTTATAGGTCAACCCAAAATGCCGTAGTCTAGGTCTTTCGCAACCTTCTGCTTTCGCTGCGTTTTCATCAGGGAATTATCCCTGCGAGCCACTTTCACCGCAAACGTACACGCCAGTGCGTCCGCAAAATCCGGCGACGACAACCCGCGCGATTTCATCTTCTCTTTCGACTCCAGAATTATCTGATCTCGGTTATTAAAACTGTACTCTGGTCCAGCCAGATCATCAACCAACTCTCCGCCAGATATGCACCCTTCTTTCAGCCAATCCCGAATCCGGCCCCACAGCTCTGTCCGCCTGTTCGCATACGCCTCATCTTCAGACTTACTTCCGAACCATACTTCGTGCACCTTATACCCCATTTCTCTCAGCCTATCGATAATACCAGTCCCGTTTCCGGCATCAACGCACACGGCGTCTGGCTTATATCTTTCGATCAACTCAGCACATTTATTCGCCATCCACATATTATCTTTACCTTTAAACGACATAATCGGAATGGTCCGAGCGTCCCTACCTCTGCGTAAACAAATCGTCGAGCTATCCGTTCCAAACCTCGCTGGGTCTACGCCCATAATCAGCCCTGCATACTCATCCTCAAACAACTCTCGTTCGATTGCCCCCTGGATAATATCTCGACCTATGAACTGGCTGTCCCCCTGCCTTGGAAACTCGCCCTTAACCTCAATCCTGGTTTCGTCCGAGTCTTCGCCATACTTCGCTATAATCTTTTCGTAGACAGTCTTATCAGTTCCCTCAACGGTTCTCGCGTCAATATTCAGCCGCCACCAGTATTCTCGCATCTTGTGGAAACATTCAAAAAACGCACCTGTGTTCCTCCGAGGATTCGAGAACACAAACCAAAACCTATAAACGGTCGGCTCTGTGAAAAACCCCTCTGATACGGTCCATATCGGAGTCGGAATACCTGACGCCTCATCCATAATCAGACATAATCCGTTCATGTTGTGCGCACCCGCAAACGCATCAGGATTTTCTTCGCTCCATGTCTGCGCCTGTGCGTAATAATACCCAGTGTCAATTTTCAATTCATTCTGCAGTTTTTCCTGAAACCACTGCGCCGGACGCACGCTCATGGCCGCTTTATCGAACCAGTGCGAGTTAATCAGCATCGAGGTCCACTTACCAACCTCACCCCAGGTCTTATCTTTCAACTGAGCTTCTGTATTCGCTGTTACGATCGTCGTGCTGCCCAGCACGCAACTCTGCATCCAATTAATAATCCAACTCACCAGCGCAGATTTACCGATACCACGTCCCGAGCCAATCGCCACCTGCAGCACTATCGGATGCTCACCACGCGCCACCCGACGCTTGTTCTCAGCTATGTGGTCGCGCATCTTGACTAGAACCTTTCGCTGCCAGCCTCTCGGCCCAGCTACATCGGCGAGCGGCGTTCCCTTCTGCCCCCACGGATACGCATACATAACAAACGACAACGGGTCGTCTTTTAAATCTCTACGCCACAACCGAGCCATCAAAGCCTGTTCATCAGAACCACTGTACGACTGACCGCCTTTAACCGCCATTCAGACCACCTGACACCATCAAACCTCCGCGAATAAATACCTATTGACACCCGACCAATATCGGGTATCCTATAAATACTTCTCACTTCTCTTTCTTGGCTAGGACGGCCCCACCTCTGGTGGAAACTAATTCGGACCGATCTGTCTTAACTCCACATCCCTCAGAAATTCTAACACAACCATCCCTTCACCATCTATTATCAACTGCATCGGGATTATTCCGTCTAATTCGTCGCATGGGCTGAGCAGGAATTTATCTACGAACTTATACGCCTGGACCTTATCTACGTGGCCTGACATCTTATATAATATATGGATACATCCCAACAGCTCTTCTGTGGCCGTGTCTGGAATACTCGCGTCATACATTCGTTCGTCGTATTCCAAACCCATGCTACCTCGCTATATCGGCACCTGCTCGTCTTCAGATACATTCTCCGGCTCGATCACGCCTGAGTCAACATTACGTCCGGCAACCTCGACCACCCTGCGCTCCGCATCTTCCAGGGCCGCCTTCAACGACACCTCGCCCCTGATCTCCAGCACATCGGTAAACATCTTCAAATACCGGCCCATCGCTTCCAGGGTTTTCGTCTTGTCATATAATTTCACTTTTTTAATCGTACCGACTGGGACTCGCTCGCCATCAACGGTCTCCGTTACCTCCATCGATTCAACACCAGCGATGCACGCGCCCAGCCTGCCCCACTCAGCCGATGGCTTTAACGCCCCGTTTTCATCATACAGACTCGCTAAATTCAGCGTACTTAAAGACTTATACTCCTCCAGCACGCGCTCAAACAACCACTCCTGTCTGGCTTTTTTCCCCTCTTCATACTTCAACTTACGAGTCTGATCGCCGTTAATCCATATCATCACCTCAGAATACGGCTGCCCGACTAACTCACAGTAATCAGTCAATGTCCCGCCCGACGCCAAGTGCATGAATATCTTATCTATACGCTGTGGGTCCGACAGCATCCGCTCCTGCACTAATAAATCAACCGGACGAACCTCAATATCTTTTAACCCGCGACCGCCGCCAACGCCATCGGCACCCATCAAACAACCCCCGCAAACTCGATCTCAACTAAATACTTCGAGTAATACACAATCTCTATCACCTTCCCTGTACTCTTAGAATAATCCCCAACAGACTTTGATATGCCGTTTTTTCTAATTCTTGTATCCCCGGGGAATACGATCGTAATCCTATCTCCTATTTGACGCATCATGTCGTATATCTTGTACTTCTTACGAGCATCAAATGCGTCCCATCTGACAAACTTTTTATCCTTGTTTTTGTTCACGACACTCTCTCCGGCTGGTAACATGGCTAACCTCCAACGCTTACATAATCTCCACAGAACTTACACAGGTCAACACAACTGGACTGATTCAATAAAATGAACATACAAACTGGACTACATTAAACTACGGTAGCGCGTCATTTTTCAAACTGACCCACTACGCGAAACTACCCGTTTCTAAAAATCGAACACTTGTAAATCGTATGTAAATTTTTATAATTTTAGAGAGGGGGTTTCGTAAATTAGAGAATCCGCCGGAAACCTTACCCCACCCCCACCCGTACTCCCCCATGTTAAATTAAACAAAAACTCATTTACAATCCGATGCTACTCAAAATAATGCAGGGCATTGCTACCAATATCACAAGACCTATATCACAAGACCTAATTGATAATGATTCTCAATAACGATGTGACAATTATTGTCAGTGTAACATAATGTAACTTATCGGAGGTTTCTAATTGAGAATGATTATCAATTTCATATCGTGTTGTTCCAGTTAATTGTAACAATAGACGCGATGTATAATAGTTATCCACAGGCTATTGTGGAAAACTGCAACTATAAGATTTCGTTATGATGATAATGATTCTCATTTAGAGCTGTTCGATTTACTGAAACACCACTTTTGCTTATATTATTGGCTGATTTATACATGTTTTTGTTTTGACGCACTGCCGTGTCACTAACCTAGTTAGTTAGCGCACTAACTCGCGTACTAACTAAAACCTCAATGATTTCAGGGGTATCACTAACTTAACTAACTAAATACCAACACTTACCGTATATATTAATATATATGTAAATAATATGTAAATAACGCTATACACCATACTATATGTAATATATATGTAAATAAAAATAATACCCTATTATTGATATTAGTTAGTTAAGTTAGTGAGGGTGTTGGAATCATTAGGTTTTTAGTTAGTGACGTAGGTTAGTTAGCGAACTAACTCAGTTAGTGATTTTAACGCAGCGTATAAATGAGTATATAAGCGTTTTTAATAGCTCAATATTTGGCGATTATAATTAACGCACTGTGTAATATAGATATAGCGCAGAGGATAGCAGATAGTTTTTTGTTTAATGTGTGAATGAATAAAACAAATTAAATAAATAAAACAAATTAAATGAAATAAATGAAATAAATGTAAACTTCATGTTGACTTTATCCGATAAGCATATATATTAAGTGTAAGTCCGAAAGAATCGGCAGAGGAGAGAACATGAATATATACAGAGAGCTAGAATACTTAGAACTATACGCTGAGCTCATGCAGCTGACTGCGCAGGTGGGGTTATGAGAAGCCCGGAACAGTTAGCCGCTATATTGAGTAATGTAGCTATATTAAAAAAGGCCGGAGTCACCAAGGCAGCTTGGCGTTATGATGGCCAGTATTACTTGTTGATTGATGCGCTGGAGGCCGATGG